GATGGGCGAAACACCCACCCCTTCGGCTTGATAAAGAATCGAACTTAGAACTGCTTGATCACAAACACGATTGCTGTCCCACCTGCTTCAGCAGCACCAGCCACTGCAAGGATAGGGTCTTCAAAGGTGTTTTGGTATGGTTCCAAAATACCTACAGTGCTGTAGATACTTAAACGGTCACCAACAGCAGTACCGGCTTTGACTTTTGCTTCAGCCATACCACCGATACATACATCAACTGTATCTCCAGCAGCAGCAGCAGCACTAATAGCAACACCGATTCCACAACGCTTTGCGTTTGTACCAGTATCGGCTTTCATTACAAAGATAGCCTTGTCACCATTGTTTGTTTTAGCCAAGTCCAAAGACAATGCGTCACCAACAGCAATAGCCTCAGATGCAATGAAGGTTTCGATTTGACGACGGTTCATCGCTTCGATTCCTACAGCTACTGTACCACCAGATGGTAATGCGTTGTACTGTGAAGTTTCCAAGTATTGGATAATGTTTTGTGTAGCCATTACAACCTCCTATTATGCAAAAATTTCGCCATCAACAAGCAAGCCTTGAGAACCAAGATGGTCTGCGATCAACTGCATTTTAACATACAATTGTGCAGCCCGTGCTGTTGTGCCTGAAATATGTTCGAATGGAGAAACTGCAAAGTCAGCATCTTTGTGCATGCAAAGCTTTACACCTTCAAAGTTTAAAAGGTAAGCAGAGTAGTTTTTATTGTCACCAACAAATCCCATCTCTAGGTCTTGTTCTACAACTGCACCACCAAACGCCAACTGCATACGTCCACCATCAAGAGTAGTTTCATTAATAAAACGCTCTTGTACAAACATAGCACGACGATAGTTAGCCATAGCAGCTTCAGACATAAGTACACAATCGATTTGTCCCATAGGGGCTACAGATCCAGCTTGAATAGAAATCTGTTGCATCAAACGAATACCGTTATCTTGAAACTTATCAAGAGCATCTTGAAACTGATTTGTCCAACCATTAACATTGAATGTAGCTTTTGAAATACCACCAACAGTGTTGTTTTGACCAGTTCTGACAGCAGCTTCAATAAATCCACCATTTACAGCACCGTTCAATGTATTAACATCTGTAAGAATAGTTGATGATCCAGCAAGCAGTTGCTTGTTAAGTTCACGTCGCAACATACCCATTACTGAGCGCATACGAGCTTCAACAATTTTTACAATAGCTTTTTCGCCACTGTTTTCTAGTTCTTCCTTTTTAGTTACAACAATAGGTGCTGTAAAATCAGCCCATTCATAAACTGCTGGTTGCAATACATCTTTAACTGCTAGGTTAATAGCTTCGTAACCAGTTGGAAGATTTGTAATTTGTGAGTGTTCAGCAATACTAAGCGGACGTTGGATTTTAATACCACCATCTTCATACTCAATACCATTGTATCGTTTTGCATTGTCAAGGAATGCAACCTTTTGAAAGAGTTCGTCAACTTCACCATCACGGATGGAATACAAGGTTGACGATAGCAAATCATTAGAAATAGCCATTGTTTTACCTGTGTTAGTAAATTTTATTTATTATTTAACATGTTCCAAACGGAGTGTTGTGTGGGTGCTGTTGCCAGTCCAATACTGATAGTGTACCGTTACGTTTCTAAAGTGTCAAGTTATAAACTTCTGTATTCATTCATCCACTCTTGCAAATGATTGCCAGGGCATTCTGTTTTACCCTTTTCACGATGCGTGTATACGTGTTCTATTTCTATATTAAAATCGTACTGTAAACACTCTAACAAGTCATGCAAGCTTTCCAATTGTTGTGGATTTGGTTTAACATTGTTGGTGTTTCCTGTAACGCAAATACCAACTGATGTTTTATTACATGCTCTACAATGTGCCCCAGTTTTATTTATATCTCTACCTTCTTGTATTGTACCATCACCAAGAATAACAAAGTGATACCCAACATCAGACCACCCACGTTCTATTGTATGCCAACGATATATTTGCTTGAATGTAGTTGATGTTGGTGATGCTGAATGATGAACAACAATAGAGTTAATGTTGCGCAAAATATCAGGTTTTTTGTCACGCCGTAACATTTTTGGTAGCTTGTATGTTTTCATTTTTTTGCCGCTCGTGATTTGTGATATTGATAGGCATCCCATGCATTTTTAAATTTAGGTGTACCTGAAGGTGTAACTGACTTACCAGAACTGGTTTTACGCAAAGTCTTACGGCGAGAACTGCGCTGTTGCTCCATAGCTGCACGTTCTGCTTTTGCTTTTGCTGACTCAACCTTTGCTTTTACAATATAAAAAGCATCTTCTAGTTTAAGCTCTGGACGCTCTTGCAACATTTGCGCTACTGGCATTCTATATTCATTGTCCATAAGCTCTGGATTTTCTGCTTTAAACTGTTGCAACTGCATGCGACGGTGCTCTACCTGCATTTGTTCTTGTGCTGGCTTCATCATTTCTTGCATCATGAGTGCAGCCTGACGTTTTATTTCTGCTTGCAAACCTTGTTCAGTATACAAATCATTTTGTGTTTCACCTTGCTTTTCCAACTCTTGTTGAGCTTGCTTGAGGTATGGATTGTTAACAGCAAGTTGTCGCTGTGCATGCAAAGCTTCTTTTTCTTTTTGCAACTCTTTTCGCATTTCAGCAATTTCTTGTGTCTTGCGAGTATATGATGAACGTATATTAGCAACATGTTTTCTTACATCTTCTGGAATGTGTTGCATCCATTCATGCAAAGGCTTCATTCCCTTATGGTTGGCATCTTCAGTAAATTCGTCGTAGTCTTCATTTGTCATTTCCATTAGTTCTTCAATGGTTAACAACTCAACTTCTTCTTCTACTTCTTCTACTTCTTCATTGGTTTCATCAGATGCTTCTACAGCTTCTGTTTCTTCAATTGTTTCAGATTGTTCTGTGGCTTCTATATTTTCAACAGTCTCCGAACCGGAGGTAGTGTTATTCATTTTCATTTCCTTTTTGTTGTACGTTTTTTAATCATAGGCTTTTTACGCTTAGATGTTTTGGCTTTTGCCATCTTTGCTTTCTTGGCAGCCATTGCTTTTTTTGCATCAGCTTTACCTTTTGCTGTGTATGCGAATTTTTTTCCATTTACTTTTGGCATTACATTCTCTCCATAAATAGTGTATCTACATCTTCTTCAGTAGGTTCTTCATCTTCTGTTTCTACTTCTTCGTTCATTTCCATTTCTTCACCCATTTCACTGGGTACTTCTTTTAAATAACGCTTAAAATCTTTACTACTGGCAATACTATTTACTTTACCAGCAACAACATTTAACATTGCATCGTCAGTTATATCTTCCAACTCAAACTGCATTTCTTCATCTACCATATCTTTTTCTACAGCATCACTAATTGCACCTTCAAACATGGCAAGGACACGTACAAAATCAGTTGGCAACTTTGTTAAATCTTCAGAAAATGCAGGATAATCAGGGGTTTGGTCGAATAATGGCAACAATCTATTGGCTGCTTTTACAAGGTTATTTAATGGTTTTACACTGTATTGACCTTCAGGTGCCATTCCATCAAACGACTGCTCATCATCTTCTTCTGCCATTTGTATTTCAACTTCAAGTCCTGGCATTTTTTCCATCATTTCTTCTTTCATGTCTTGCTCCCAAATGTTTTGTCTAATTTTCCAGACAATGCTTCGTGTGCTGGAAATGCCTCGACAACAGCTTCTTCTTTTGTTTTACCACTTTTCAAGGCTTGTGTGTATTTATTTATATGTTTATCTTGTTCTGCAACTCTATCTTTTTTCTTTGTTACAGCTGAGTCCCAACGATCAGATGGCAAATCCGCCTCGCATACAAACCCTTTTTCTTCCATTGCTTTCTGTGCTACTTGTGGGTTTGTAACATGTTTACCCAGTGCCTTACTAAAGTATCCATTTACACCATATGTACCAGTACCATTCCATGTACTATTCTTTTGAGGAGCTGTTAACATGCGTACAATTTTACCACCACACCCCTTTTCAAACGTATCTGTACCACACAACTTTGGTTCTCTGTCTTGTTCAACCATAGAGAAACTTACAATTTCTTCATGTATCTGTAAACAATGTAAACATTTGTATTTATACAGCGGCACTACAACCTACCTTTATTAATTGCGTTTGCAAACTGTTGACTTGGCAAGTTTCCTTGCGCATCAATTTCACCTGCCTGAGTTTCTACACCTTGCGGAGCAGCACCTGCACCAGGCTGTGCCATTTGTTGTTCCATTGCTTCTTTAAATGAATCCGGCATTTCAAACAATCGAATCAACTCATCTTTTACAGTTTGTGGATTGACACCCAACTGCAATAATGTTGGCAATAACTGTACAATGTTGTTTCTTTTAAGGGCTTGTGACAACGGCGTACTACTTTGATCCAATGCTACTATTTTAAATTTAGCATCTATATCTTTGCCAGTAATAATTTTTGGCAGTCCTTCTACTTCAATAACAGCTTTGTCACCTTCTTCTGTCATTAGTGCAACAATACGCAAATATGTTTTGGCTATTAGCTCAATAGTATTGTCACGCTCTCTGGCGAGCTTGCCTATTTCTGATGCTGAATACTGTGCAAGTGCTGCAACTTCTGTTGCTGTAGCTTTGGTAGCTTCACCTCTACTAAACGGTGCTAAAATACTACCTCTGTTAATGTCTTGTTCAATAAAACCCAAATACCGCTCAAAGTTATTGGATATAGGCTCTACCCCGACTTGTTGTATTACACCTTGAAGTATTGGTTCGTCAACAGCTATCATAGCACCATCAACACCAGCAGTAATTTTTGCCAGTGCTTCTTCATCTAATGTGCCCTCTTTGTACAAGTATTGTCTACTATCTCTACGTACAGCGTTAGCCCAGTATGTTCGTAATATGTTTTTCTCATAAAACTGATCGTATACTCGACTAACGGCACTTAAACCACACATCGGCTTTTCTGGCTTACGTGCATAGTACAAGGGACATAGAGGGGTTAACGGTTTATCATCATATGTGCGTATTGGAATCTCAGACTTTTCCAATAAACCATCACCTTCTTTGTAGTTAGGCGACCAAAAATACAGCTGGTCGTATAACATATCGTAAAACTCTACAACTTGTATATACAAATAATCATCTGGCAAATCTTCTGATACACCTGTATATCGTTCCTGTGGTGTAAAAAACTCAACCTTTGGTATTGCTGTATAATTTTTATTGCCAAATTTATCTTTAGCCTCTGGAATACTTAAATAATATGTATGCGCTACAAACCGTTGCTCATCCCATGACGACGCATCTAAATCAACAATAACTTCCCAACATGGCAAAGCTCGTATTGTTACCTTTTCTAGTATGTCCTCGCTTTCATTGGGAGCCAACTTTACAAAAGCATTTGGGTATATCAATGCTAAACGACTGGCTATTTCTAACTGCTCACGTTTATCAAACAAAAATCTATTGATCACTTCTTGTGCCAACTCAGGACGAGCATTTGACTTTGTTGAATCTAAACCAACAACAACAGCAGGATTCCTACTAAACAACGACGCTATAAAACCTTCAACATAACTAAAGCAATCTGCTGTTTCTACTCGAATCATAGTATCTGTCATGTATTCGTTTTGCCAAAAACGATTCTCATAAACATCTCTATACCGCTTCAACTCTGAACGTATGCCATCATAGAAATGATTGTGCTCGTCTAGCACTGTTCGTATTAAATGTACTATGTCTGCTTTAGTTCTCATACGGATCCTCATCCAGTGTTTCTATAAACACACTATACCACCATTCACCCTTCTGATAACGTTTTGTTCCACTTAACACCACTATCTGTGAATCATCATCGTATACTACATCGTTCAACGCGTCGCATATTGAACCAAAACAGTTTTGTAAATCTCGCCTTCTTTTGTCACCAAAACATACCTCTAAATGCAAACGTACAGGTTCATCAGTTTTGTCTAAACCATGTGCTTTCATCTTAAACAATGCACATGTACGCAACTCTAACTCAAACTCTTTTATGGCTTTTGGCTTTACCAATCGCTTACCACAAATCATCATTCTATTCTTTTTACTTGGTATCTTACCAACAACATTAATACGAAACTTCATTAGTACCTCTTATGTAAGTGAGGACTTACACCACTAGTTTTTAATGCCTTGTCTGCTTTACGACTTATAATCCAATCTGGTAGAAATGCACTCTGCTTTATCTTTACACTATTTAAACACCAGTATGCTAATGCCATAGCCATTGCACTATCACAGTGTGTATCTGTATCATCACCAAACTTTAATACTCCTTTTTCATCTACTGTAATACTACGTAGTTCTGTTGCTGTTATGTTGTCTATCATACATATGCTACCTGTCTGTATACCTTTACGTAGGTTCTCAAATACCAATGGCTTTGTCTTAGCTGTTGTTAAAAAGTCTTTACCAGTATGTGCATCCTTCCATAGCTTGTAGAATCCTTGATGCATAAGTTCTTGTATTGTTGCTAGTCCATAGTTGTTACTCTCTACCAACACTAATGCATTGTTGTATGTAGCACTCATATCGTATATGTAATCTGCTAACTGTATAGGACTTACTGTATTGCTCCTGTATATACACACTGGCTGTAATGTATTTCTACTTACACAGAATACTACTGCATAGTCTCTACCAACACCACCACTAACGTCTACACCAATAGCATAGGATTCATCTGCTGTAGGTTCTACAAATGTAGTCCATTCCTTTGGCTCTACTTGTAGTATCTCCATCATGTCAAAGTCTTCTGCTGTGAAGTATGTATTGCCACTTATCCTGTATGCTTGGTCTAATGTTATTGGATACTCACGTACAAACTTACTCCATCCTAACTTGCTTATCTTCTCACGTCTCCATGATAACTGACCTAGTGTTAATCCATACTGTTGCTGTAGTTCTTTCTCTGAGTCTGTCAGTACAATAGGTATATCATCCATGCTGTACTCTGAATGTTTGTACCATGGAAAGAACAT